GAATTATGTGTAGATTTTGATATGTACGAGGAGGCTCTATGACAAGAGCAGAAAAAATAACAGAATTGTATAACTATTGTAATATACATGGTTGTTGTGAGATATGCAAATTAGAAGATTTGTCACTAGGATGCAACTTTAAAGAAATGGCGGATACGACAATAAATGCTTTGTATGAGATAATAGAAAAATATGTCGTTGATGGGACATTATATAGGCTTAACAATTTGGAAAATATTAAGAAGATAAACGAAACGGAGGAAGGAATATGGAGAGATTAACAGAATACAGCTGCGGAGTGGCAGTTATCAGAAATAAGAACCTTATCAATAAGGCAATGTATGATCTTGCACGTTATGAAGATACAGGGTTGACACCAGAAGAAGTCAAGGCATTGAAACAGGCGAGTAAGAATGTTCAGGTGGATTATTCCTTGCTGGAGTATTATAAAACATTAGGAACACCTAAAGAGTGCAGAGAGGCACGAGAAAAACAGAAGCCACACAAAGTAAAATTTGAACCTTGGATAGATACAAAGTGTACTTGTGGATATGAGTTTTCAAGAGACCTTGGGGATGGATACCATGACATTCCGATCGAAAGAAAAACGAAATACTGCCCTGATTGCGGTCAGAAATTACAGTGGGATGATAAAGAATAAATAAAAAAGCCGCTTCCTAAGAAACGACTAAAATAGACAATAAAATTATAGCTCGTAGAGTATATAAAGTCAAGGAGGCGGCAAATGGGAACAAAACAGTTAAAAAAAGAAGTAAATCAAAAAGCAACAATGTATGTACTTACGCAAGAACAAATTAATGAGATCGCTGCAATAGGAGCAAAAGAAGCATTAAAAGTACATAGAAAAGAAAGACAGAAAGATGAAAGAAAAAGAGCCAGAGATGCGGATAAAGTAAAGCAGACTAAAAAAATGCTCAGTTCATATAGACGCATCAAGGCAACATTGGAAGATGAAGAAGAGTTTACAGAAGAAGAGAAAACGGAATTGAGATGGAAGTTCATTGAAGATCTCATGGGAAATGCAAGAGAGGTGGCTGGAAAATCTGATAAGACAATTAAAGATATGGAAAGACGTAGGCAAGAGGATAGATATTGTGTGTATCGCATTGAAAAAGCAACTGAAATGTATAAAAATGAATGCGAACTGACAGGAAGTGACGAAGCGAAAAGAAGATATAGAGAATTAAGTATGCTATATCTCGATGAGAAAAAGCACACTGTGCAGGAAATTGCGGAAGTAGAAAAAGTGAGTGACAAAACAGTATATAAAGATATTGGAATAGCGTGTAAAATCGTAGCAGTTTACTTACTTGGAATATAAAATTTTTGAACTATTTATCGTAGAAAAAAGGTAGGTAGAAAAAAAGTAGGTAGACTTGTAGAAAAAGTACGTGTTAATATGGTATCAGTTAATAAACCATATGTCACCCCTAAAAAGAGCCAGTTGTTTATATTTTTTCTGAACGAGGAAATATAAACAATCGGTTAAATCTCTTCATTTCAGTGTACATAAGAGAGTATATATAGTATAATATATTATATAGAAACACACAATTAACTAGAGAAAAGGAGTGGTAAAATGGCAATTTGGACAAGCAGATATAGTAACAAGGAGCTATTAAATGACAAAAAGTATTATCCGGTAGGGATCAGCATTGGGAAGCCAAGATTTCCTTTAGGATATAAGGTAAGGGAGCAGTGTTACTCTCTGGCACCGAAAGGCTATATGTTAAGTATGGATCTGGAAAGATTTACTCCAGCATATTATAAGAAATTAGCTGATATTGGAAATGATAGAATTATTGACATGGTAGAAAGACTTGAAGAAAGAGCCAGATCAGAGGGTAAAGAATTAGTGCTTTTATGTTTTGAAGACATAAGAATACCGTCAGATTGGTGTCATAGAACTGTATTTGCTCAGTGGTGGGCAGAAAAAACAGGAGAAATAATTGAAGAATTATATGATCCTAACCAACCAAAAGGAAAGAGAAAAACAAAAGAAGATAAGAAACCTGTTGAAAAAGTAAAAGAAACAAACGAAGGATTTGAACAAATGAACTTGTTTGACATGTTGGGAGCAACAGGGATTTAATATAATATCCGGAATTGGTGTAAAGTAACATACTTTCAGTCCATGAAAGAGATCCTGGTTCATTTCAGGATTCCGGTCCAAAAACAACGGCATTGTATTCAGAAATGGGTGCAATGCCTTATTTTTATGTCCAGAAATAAGGAAGGAGAAAAACAATGGCATTTTTTATGGATCCAGGAGCAATGTTCTTGGGATGTTTGGGAACATCGGAACAAAAGTTTCTGGTAAAGCTGATTGAAACAGCTGCAAAGAATGGCTACACACGATTTGTAGAGCCATGTGCTGGAACATTTGCCATGTCAAATCTGGCGGTACAGAATGGTTTTAAACCGAGTCAAATAGAGTGTAGCGATGTGGCAATGATGCCGTCTGTTCTTGGATATGCTATAACGGAACAATCGTTAGAACCATTAGAAATTCACGCACAAGGGTTTACGGATGAAGAACTTCTTGATCCAGCTACAGCACTATATGCTCAGTTATATTTAAGAACGTCAAAAAATGCTGGAAATGAATATTTCTATAATATTTTGATGGATCTTAAGTTGAGAAGAGAAGAACATATTGCAAGCATAAATCAGCAGATAGAAACAACAAAAAATCTATTGCATGGTATGAGCTATCGCCCTATGGATATGTGGAAACATCTCGATGAGGTCTTGGATGATCCACATGCAATAGTGATCGCAAATCCACCGACTTATTTTTCAGGTTATGAGAAATATTATGATACGCAAGGGAAAATGGTATGGAAAGAACCGGAGTATGAATTGTTTGATCCGGAAACTGGACACAAAAAGTTCTATGATATGTGCATGGGACGTAAAGCGTTGGTAATTTGTTATCAGGAAAAGAAGCCTGGAGAAGCTGTTGGGTATACGATATATGCAAGATCAAGCACACGAGCAGATTTAAACGCATATATAACAACGAATAGAGAAGAAGAGGCAACGATGCTTGCTAATGGAAAGAAGATAAAACGTCCTTCTGAAAGCAAACTAGAGCCTTTGGAATGCAGTATGTTGCCCAGAGATTACGAAATAACGGAAAATAGCAAGATACAGATTATTTCAATTAAATCTGCGGAAGCTCAGTATTACAGACAGCTTTGGACACATAACTTTGTTGGATCATCTGCAACATTCAATAGAGCTGTTCTGATTGATGGCATGATAGCTGGTGTATTTGGGATTTCAAAAATGCAAGCAACATCTTTATTCATATGGTACGTTATGAAGGTTCCACACATGACGTATAGGATTGGTAGACTATTGTATATGCTGGCACAAAATCAGAATTTTATAAATACAATTCTTGACGATCTGGAAAGAGAGAAAGTTACAAAGGTACGGACAGCAATGCTTACGAAATATCCAGAGAACAAAGAAGTCAGAGGAATTATGAAATTAGTAAATAGACAGGCTGATAAGAATAATGGATTTAAGTTGACTTATGAAGCGGAAATAACAGATCGAACAGAAGAGGAAACGCTGAAAGAATGGTTGAGGAGGGAAAGACAATGGCAGAAGAACAGAGCAAAAAATATGAAATGATCTACGATATGGGTTCAGGATTAATTATTGCGAAAGTTCCTCTTGATAAAGTTAAGGAACAAGATATCAATGCAAGGATCATGAAAAATGAAATGCAAGACCAATTGACTGCAAATATTAAGAACAGAGGACAGTTGGAAAGTCTTCCGTTTTTTTGTTTAGTTGAAAATCAGATCGAAATCATTTCTGGACATCATAGAGTTAAAAGTGCTAGAGCAGCTGGAATGAAGGAAATAATTGCAATATTAGATGTCAGTGGTCTTACAAGAAGTAAAATTGCTGCAAAACAGTTGGCACATAATGCAATTTCAGGGTTTGATGATGACAGCACATTAAGAGAAATTGTAAAAATGATTGATGATGTAGATGATATGATTGAAAGCTTTATCAGTAAGGATATCCTGGAAGAGCCGTTAGAAGAATACGATAAAATGGCTTCTCCAGCAATAGAGTTTGATTTTAAGACAGTTGTATTTTCTTTCTTACCACATCAAATAAAAGATCTTGATGCATTGATCAAGAATTTGGAAACAGCGGCACCGGAGATTATTGGAGTAGCTACTTATGAACAATGTAAGGAATTTACAGAAACACTAAGTAAGTATCAAAAGTTTTCTGATATTCGAAATGTAGGTGCTGCAATTCATTCGATGGTGCAAAGTGTAAACGAAAAAATGGATAATGTCGGATACGATGAAAACGAAGAATGGACATATTTAGCAAAGCTTTTCGGAAGTAACGCTATACCAGGAGAAGCAGCAAATGTTATTCAACAGGCAATTAAAAAAGCGGAGAAAAAAGGGACTATTACAAGTAAGAATAGGTGGCAGCTTATCGAGTTTTTATGTGCTGACTACCTTAGTGGCAAATAATGTATGGCAGCAAGGACAAAGTACAATGCCGCTTATCATGACGACTGGGCTTGGTCTTTGGCTGCTATGGGTGCAACAAATAAAGAAATTGCAGAAGCAATGAATATTTCGGAGCGAACCATACTCCGCTGGGCTAAAGATCACGAATCTTTTGGTAAGGCATTGTCTGAAGGAAAAGGAGTATCAGATGCAAAGGTAATCAGAAGTTTATATAAGATGGCTACTGGTTATGAATACACAGAGGAAAAGAAAATTGTAGAATACAACACGGATGGGAGCGTCAAACCAATACGTGTTGAAAAAACTATTAAGCACGTACAACCAAGTGTGGGAGCTCAGTGCTTTTGGCTGAAAAACAGACAAAGAGATAGATGGCAAGATAAGCCAGATCCTATTATTGATGGAACAGAAGAGAATGATGTACAAATATATTTACCGGAGAATGGACGTGATAATAATGAAACATGAAAAAATTATTATTAAACCACAGGAAGGGCCTCAAGAAAAATTCCTTGCAACATCCGCTGATATTTGTATTTATGGCGGAGCTGCTGGTGGTGGTAAAACATACGGATTGCTTTTAGAACCTCTTAGGCATATGAATAATTCCGATTACAACGCAACGATCTTTCGACGTGATTACACCCAGGTAACATCTCCAGGAGGTCTATGGGATAGTTCAAGAAAGATTTATCGCTATGTGAAAGGTGCAAGTTCGTTAAAGACACCTAAATTACATTGGGTATTCAGAAAAGGAGCATCGGTCAATTTTGCACACCTAGGACGTGATGAAGATTGTGATAACTGGCAAGGTTCACAGCTTACAATGATAGGGTTTGATGAGCTGACACATTTTAGCGAGTATCAGTTTTTTTATATGTTATCAAGAAACCGTACAGATTCTGGAATAAAACCATATGTACGAGCTACTTGCAATCCAGATGCGGATTCCTGGGTAGCTGATTTTATTTCTTGGTGGATAGATCAGGAAACAGGTTATCCAATACCAGAAAGATCAGGAGTAATTCGATGGATGGTACGAATAAATGAAGCTGTTACATGGTTTGATAGTAGGGAAGAGGCTGTACAAGGAGCAATTGAAAATGGAGTCAAGCAGAAGCAGGCAGAGACTATGCCAAAGAGCGTAACGTTTATTTCAAGCACACTACATGATAATAAAATTCTGATGAAGAATGACCCAGGGTACTTAGCCAATTTACAAGCGATGGCTCTAGTACAAAGAGAACGCTTGTTATATGGGAACTGGAAGATTAAAGCTGCCGCCGGCTTAATGTTCAAGCGAGAAAAAGCAAATATGCTAGAAGAAATGCCATTAGATGTTATAAAGTGGGCAAGAGCTTGGGATCTTGCAGCTACATCCGAAGATGAAAATGGAGATCCAGCATATACAGCAAGTGTACTGATTGGCAAGAGAAAAAATGGACGATATATTGTTGCTGATGTTATTAATCGTCGATTAAGCTCGTCAGATGTTCGAGAGATAATAAGACAGACTTGCATATCGGATAGAACAAAATACGGAAGAGTAGTTACAAGACTTCCACAGGATCCTGGACAGGCTGGAAAAGCACAAGCACAGAGTTTTTTAAAATTCTTGGCTGGGTTCATTGTTAAGTGTATTCCTGAATCCGGAGATAAGATTACGAGAGCGGAACCATTTTCGGCACAGTGGTTAGGACTTGAAGGCATGGATAAAGGAAATGTTGATATATTAGTAGCACCTTGGAATGAAGAATATTTCAATGAGTGCGAAAATTTTCCACAGTCAAAATTTAAAGATATGGTAGACGCATCTAGCTCAGCGTTTACAGAATTAGAATCAGGTAATACGATCACAGCACCAAGTAGTTTACCTGATACACGAGATAGTTACTGGACATAGGACAGGAAGGAGGGACAACATTGTATGATGAAATAGGTCGCATCGGTCAAAACCGATGGGGCGGTAGCTTTTACGAAGAATTTCTCCCAGAGTTGAGAGGTCAACGAGGAGTAAAGGTATATACGGAAATGGAGTCTAACGATGATGTAATCGGAGCGATCATATTTGCGTTGGATACATTGCTTAGACAGGCACAGTTTTCCGTAGATCCACAGGGAGACGATCAAAAGGATATAGAGGCAGCGGAGTTCGTTGAGTCTTGCATGGATGATATGCAGGACACATGGACTGACACAGTATCTGAAATCCTATCATTCCTTACATACGGCTGGTCGTATCATGAGATCGTATATAAGAGAAGATCAGGGCGGACAGCAAATCCTAAGACGAACAGCAAATATGATGATGGTTTGATTGGATGGAGAAAGCTTCCTATCCGATCACAGGATTCTCTATACAAATGGGAGTACGACGATGAAGATAACCTTATTGGCATGACGCAGATGCCACCGCCAAATTTTGGACTTTATACGATTCCACTGGAAAAGGCAATCCATTTCAGGACCAGATCCAGAAAAGGAAATCCAGAAGGAAGGAGTATCCTGAGAAATGCTTATCGTTCCTGGTACTTTAAAAAAGGGATTCAGGAATTTGAAGGGATCGGGATTGAAAGAGATCTCGCTGGTATACCGATGGTCACACCACCAGAAGGTGTTGACTTGTATAATCCAGATGATCCCGAAGGCTCAAGAATGTTAACCTGGGCTTATAGTTTGGTAAAGAATGTCCGACAAGACAAAAGTGCTGGAATCGTGTTACCACCGGGATTTAAGTTCGAGCTTGTTTCCACAGGTGGAAGCAGACAGATTGATACGAACGAGATCATAAATCGTTATGATAGCCGCATAGCAATGACAACGCTTGCGGATTTTATTCTGTTGGGGCATGAACACACTGGATCATTTGCACTGTCCGATGATAAGACAGAGTTATTTGCTGTAGCGATTGGATCATACCTTGACATTATCTGTGAAGCGTTTAATAACCAAGCGATCCCAAGATTGATTGATCTAAACGGAGAACATTTCAAGGGGATCACAGACTACCCGAAGATGGTTCACGGAGATATTGAAAAGATCGACATGAACAAATTAGCACAGTACATCCAGACGATGGTTGGCACTGGTGTATTGATCCCAGACGACGAATTGGAAACATATGTTCGAGAAGCCGCCAATTTGCCGCCAAAGGTAGCTGACGATGAAAGATTCATTGATCCTGATAGAGAAGATCAGCAGACAAATGATCTTGGATCACAGGGAAATAATGTACACCCAGAGGACAATCAGGACGTTGCCGAAGATGATGGAAAGGTACAGGAAGCCAAGAAACGATTAGGAAGGAGCTGATTATATGTTCCTATTCCGAAAGGTTAAGAAGCGTGGATCGATGAAGCCAAATGATGTGAAAGAAGCATTAGAGAGGTTTCTTAATAGCAGCAGTCCAGAATTAACACGCTTGCTGGTCAGGTATTGGAAGGATCAGCAGACGGTTTTTACATTTAAAGAGATCAGAGAAGCTATTCAGGCTGGTGTGATCTCCAAGAAATCTGTAGAAGAATGGCAACAGGATTATTCAAAACTGGTTCATGATAAGATTGCACCAGAGATGGTTAAAGCAATGAAAGCTGGTGCTAAAAATCAAAACCAGCACAAAGGAATAGACATTGGATATAAATTTGATGCAGATCATTGGGCGGTATCTGATTGGTTGGAAAATCACACAGCTGAGCTTGTAACGAATTGTACAAGAGTACAGAAAGATGCAATTCAGTCAATGATCGATATCGGAATAAGAAAACATATGGGAACAGATGAGCTTGCAAGGTTTATCCGTCCCTGTATTGGTTTAACAAAGCCACAGACTCAGGCAGCTATGAAGTATTATGAGACGATCAAGGCAGAGTTGGAGAAGAAACACCCAAGAACAAAGCCAGAAAAGATTGAACAGATGGCAAGAGACAAGCAGATGAAGTATGCAGAACGTCAGCTCAGAGAAAGAGCAAAGACGATCGCACAGACCGAAAGAGCATTTGCCTATGAGTATGGGCGACAACAGCATACCAAGCGATTGGTTGAAGATGGGATCTTGCCACTGCAAGACAAAAAATGGTCTGCCACTGACAGTGAAAATACGTGTACTAAGTGCAGAGAACTTAACGGAAAGGTTGTTGGAATAGACGAAGAGTTTGTTTCTGGAAAGTTACTTTCGCCATTACACCCTAGATGTAAATGCTGCATAATGTACGTGAACCATGAAATGAAGTTGGAGGAAGAGAAAGCTATCATAGATTACGTTGGACCTAGAGAGTCCTATGTAGTCAATGAGAAGTTAAGAACTGACACCAAACTAACTGACACAGAGCAGAAGATGGTTGATAATCTGGATGAAGCTTTAAAACATTTTCCGAAGTATTCTGGAAATTTATTAAGGGCAGTACCGATCTCTGATCCCGAACAATTATCAGACTTTGTTAACTCTTTTGAGGTTGGGGAAAATATAAAATTTGAACAATATATTTCAACATCGTCAGAAATCGGCTATAATAAAGATGCGGAAGTTCAGATCTATATTAATAATTCTAAAAACGGAAGAAATCTTTTGAATTATGGAAAGAATGAGCATGAAGTTTTATATGAGAGAGGTTCTGAATTTCAGGTTATCAACAAAGCTTTTAATGAAGATACAAAGCAGTGGTTTATATTGTTAGAGGAGGCTGACGTAAAATGAGTTTAACCGCTAAAGAATGGTTGTTATTGCCAGAAGATGAACAAAAAAGAAGGGCAAATGAAGTACCACCGCATGAATGCTTTTTACTTCGTGTTCTGTATGCAGAGGTTCATTTTACAGAAGAGCAAAAAGCAAATATGACACAGGAAGAGCGAGACGAATTTTTAAGAGAGCCTACCGAAGAAGAAATTCTAAGAGGTAAACACGCTTCTTTTGATGCGATGAAAATGTTTGAAATGATTCCAGAAGAAGTGACCTTTGAAGAATGGCAGAAAGCTGGTTGCCCTGTTGGATGGAGAAAGAAAAAGAGAAGTTATGATTTATAAAGCAATAGAGCAGACAGTTCAGGCAGTGCAGATCACACCTGATATTGATATGATCGCCCCTGACTGGTTCACAAAGAAAATG